CGCGTTGTCGCCTGACACGCTCACGAGAGTGTTGGCGCTGATAGCGGAAGCGAAGTTAAAACTCCGGATTCCTAGGTCGTTTTGTGTTGCCATAAATTAGTTGGGATTAAAAGTTGAGTTGGTTGTTGTCGCGGGCTTCGATGTAGGCTTCGCGGTGGTTACGCATTGCGAAACGGATAGCTTCGGTGCGGCTTCCGAGTTCCTCGGTTTTCTGGGTGATGATCGCTTTCAAGTCGAATTTCTCTTCGGCCTTCTCTTCTGCGACTACCGAAGCCTTAACTGGGGCGGCTCCGAAGTTGGAGATGATCGTGTCGAGCTTGGCTTCGAGCTTGGAAATTGCGCTGAGTTCAGCGGCCATCTCTTCCTTCATAGGCTCTGCTGCTGGATCTTCGGCTGGCATTTCCATTTTGCTCTTGTAGTCGCCGAATGCGGTTTCGAGAGCTGCGAGACGAGAAACGATGTCGGCGATGCTGACCTCGTCCTCCTTTGGTTCGATTTCGATTGTTGCGTCTTCCATTTGTTTGGAAAAACTGTCAACTTGCTTTGCTGTGAATGAGAACAAGCCGGTCGCATTTGCGGCTGGTGTTTGCACGAGATCGGCGCTGTAAAGCTCGGTGCAACTTGCGAAGGCGAGTCCCTCCACTTCGCGGATCGGGCCGCTGAAAGCGATACTGATGCCGAAGGTGTCCGGCAGCTTGCTTGAAATCTCTAGGACGTAGTCGCGCATCGGCGATGTTTCGAGAAGGTTGAGATCGCCCAATAGTTGTTTGCCGACGATGCGGAAATTGTTAACGAATCCGACGATGTCTTTTATCCCTGCGCCGTGATCGAGATTGACCTTGACGCCGCCTTTGTAGGACTCCGCACACTCTTTGACTTGCATCAAAGTTGTTTCGTCAACGTAGAGACCGTGGCCCTTAGCTTCGCCGATTGAAATGATTGAAACTCCTTCGATGACATCCATGCGAAGGCGCGGATGTCAATTAGTCGTCCATCAATGCCATCGCGGCCTGCGCCATCAAATAAACTTCCAACTCGTTCTCTTCCTCGCATCCGATGACGTTGAACGTGCTGGAAATTGAAAGCCCTGCGCGACTCACTCCTGCATGATTGCGACTGCCGAGCACCGTTGTTTTTGCGCTGATCGAAAGCCCTGCCTCGCCAGCATTCGAGAAGCAAGACGAGCCTACAACTTGAATGCGCGAACCGGCGCATACATCCACATTCGCGACCGAGAAAACAAGACGATTCCCGCGAACTTTGATCGTGACCTTTCGTTCTTCGCGTCCTCTTCCTCCGCCCCCTGGCAGATCGGTCGGAGAAATAGGCGGAGCAACTGGAATAAACAGCAATCCCTGCACGCCGATTGAAAGCGGCGTTGGGCTTGGCATTAAGCCCTGCGTTGCGATGAGCAGGGAAGCTAACATAAGCCTAGACCCTCGTTACTACGGTGTTCGTTGTTCCGTCTCCGGTGATCGCTTGCGTGATTGCGCCCGATGTCCTGCTCGTAGGCGTGACCGTGAGCGCGTTGGCGATATCGAGTCCGTGGATCGCGTGAACTTCGGTGATCTCCGTGAGTTCTGGCGTGAGTTCCGTCCGCATAGCTCCGGTGAAAAGTGTGACTGCGCTTGTCGCGAAGGCGACAGACTGAATGACGGCAGTTTGAAATTGATGAACATTGGCTGATGCGTGATTTTGCGCATTAATTTGCAATTCGTTGTTTGCGTTGGTCGCACGCACTATCCTTCCGCCGTATGTGCCAGCCGTTGTGTGGTTGGACATCAACTCGTCCCATACTGCGTTCGCATTTGTGATGGCGGTTGGTATCGCGGCAAGTTGCGTATCTAGGTTGGCTGTTGCCATGCCCAGAGCGGCTCGCACGTCAGCGGCGGTGAGTGTTGCCGTTCCTGTTGTGTTGTCCACGGGGACGCCGAATGCCACGCTTGATGCCGATGGGATGTATGCCACGCCCGTCAAAGTTCCGCTTGCGTAGACGGTTCCGAAACGAACGTCGGTAATCGCGGCTTGTCCGAGGCTGTTGTCGGCGGTAAAGAAATCTGAATAGGTAGTCGATCCGTTTTTTGCGAAGCGAACCTTTGCCATCGTTGGCGTTGGATTCATCAAAAACTTTAGACAATTTGTCGGAGCAAATCCGTTGCTTGCATAGATAAGTGAGCCGCTCAAAGTAATATTTGCGCCTGTCGTGTTGGTGCATTGGAGCGCGTGGACAGCGGTTGTCGGAGTTAGTGTTCCTGTGATTGTGACTGATCCGGTGCTCGCGTTTAAAACGCCTGCGCCGGTGGATGCCGTCACATCTCCCGTGATCGTGACTGGGCCTGTGCTTTGGTTGTTGATTCCGTAGGCGGTCGCGTTGCTCCCGCCTGTGACCGTGGTTGATGTCAATGTGACCGTTCCAGTAGAAAAGTTGTTGATTCCGTAGGCGGTCGCGTTGCTTCCACCCGTGACGGTGCTGGAGGTGATGGTGACCGTGCCAGTCGAGCCGTTCTCTATGCCAATGGCGGTCGCGTTGCTCCCACCCGTGACGGTGCTGGATGTAAGGGTAACCGTGCCAGTCGAATTGTTCTCTATACCTAAAGCGGTTTGTCCGCTCCCGCCCGTCACCGTGCTGGATGTAACGGTGACCGTGCCAGTCGAATTGTTGTTAATAGCAAGGGTAACTGCGCCACTCCCACCCGTGAGCGTGCTGGCATTCGTGAAAGCAACTGTGCCTGCCGCTGACGTGGATTCTATAGCGTGTGCACCATTCGCAACCGTTGACCCTGCAACCCTGCCGCCAATGGCGACGATGCCGTTGAGCGTGAGCGTGCCGCTCGATGAAAATGCGATTGCGCGAGTGGAAAGCGTAAATGCCGATCCTGTCGCACGGCATCCTGCAAGCGTCGAGCTTGCGGCGGCTGAAACGGTCAAGCAATTTGCGGAGCCTGCCTGTATATATGCGCCAGTAATATTGTAGCTTGCCGCCATCGTGAAGCTCCCACCTGTGGCGATGGTCAGCGGCGTGTTGACGTAGTTTAGCAACGCGCCCATTCTGCGAGCGGTTCCGGTGGTCGCAGTTCCAGCGTTGACCGCTTGGAAAATATTACCGACTGCCGAGGTGATTGCGACTGCCGTCCCTGCATTCGTGCCGGGCGCGATGCAGTTTGCCGTGAGCGCAAAGTTGGTCGTGCCGACCGAAACGATTTGGTAGATTTGGCCTGCGATAAACGATCCAGAGGTGTCCACGGTTGAGCCTGTAAGGTCAATGGCTTGGTCGAGCGTGACGGTAAATCCGTTGGCGTAGACCGTGTCGTTGAGCGATGGCACTACGCCACCTGTCCAAGTTGCTGTCGCGCTCCAGTTCCCGCTTGCGGCTGCTTTTATGACGGCCATATTTTAAAGCCCTTCTGCGTAGATGAATTTTTGAATTGCGGCGGATACTTCATCGACCGCGACGATTGCTGGTTGCGAAGCGGAGGCGAGCGAACCGAAAAGAATCGTGCGATTGTTTTCTTGCGACTGCTCGACTTGGTCGCCTTCAAAGCGTGTAGGCGTGAGCGTCAATACAACGCTCGCGTCCTGCTGGTCTGGCGAGTTGTAGCGGCTCGCTGTTGCGAGCGTCATTGTGTAAAGATCGTAGGTCTTGCCGTCGATCACGATTGGGTTGGTCGGTTTCATATTTAAGCTAAAAGAATGAGTGCGCTGGTTTCGGTTGGCTTGGGAAATTTCAATTCAAATGCGCCGTCAAATACATGGCGCTCTCCGCCGAGATTGAGAACGCAAAGCGTTGCGTTGCCTTTGCTGGCGTTGTAGACCATCGCGCCAGATACGCTGAATGTTGCGTTTTTTAGTTCAACATCATCGAACGTCATAAAGGCATTCTTGCCGATGCTGCCGGTCTTGAAGCCTTTGAGCTTGACGCCGCCTGCTTTGTAGCCTTTGCCTTTGATCTCGCCTTCGGTAACGTAGGCTTTTGTTTGTGGCCCGACCTTTGCGGATGCCGAGTAGAATGCAATACGGTAGTCGTCTCCAGGTTGGTGGACGCCTGAGATCAGCGCCCGTTTAGCTTCGAGTGCAATTCCTTGTGTTATCATTTATTTTTTCTCCCATTGTGCCATGCACACGGCGGTGCGTTGGCTCTCGTCCGGATATTCGCTCGACATTGTTCCGCTCACCATGCAGCGGCCTATGAAGTCGTCTTGCTCTTCGTTTCTTTCGGGTGTCGGCATAACAAGCTCATGTTTTGTTTCGAAGCCGGTGATGCGTCCGAACGTATCGCGAACGGCGAGCGATACTTTCATTTGCTCGGGTTGCGATGCCTGCATTCCTTTGACTTTATCAGCGGCCCATACTTGACCGGCGTCTCCGCCCCACAACGCCCATGCAATGCGGCCTGCGGATGGGAATCCGTCTTCATCTGGTGTAAAGCCCTGCCCCTTTTTATCGACTTCGTGACGTGAAAAAAACGAGTGCATTCTTTTAACGGTATCGTCGGACAAGTTCTTGCCGTTGGAAATGTCGCGAGCGCGTGCAACTCCGACGGCGGTTCCGCCTCGGCTGTATTCTTCGCGCCACTTTAAGCCCTTCAACGCCTCTTCTACCATTCCTTTGCTTGGCTTGTTCTCGTCTGCGAGATCAACTTTCTTGGCTTCTGTCTGTATTGGCTCTGGTTGTGGCTCCTCTTGAACGATAGGCGCGGCAATAGGCGCGGCGGCTTGAATGGGAATTATAGAATCCGAAATGTATTCCGCAGGAATGTCCATCTCGTTTGCGAGTGATACGATCATCGCACTTTCCTTCGCCCGTGCGCGGAGTGCTTCTTCGTAATCTTCCCCCATATCGGAGTAAATTTGTCCTGCTGTTTTTAGGCCAGCTTTCCAAAGGTTGATGTCGGCATTGGCTTCGCGTCCGTAATCAATGGAAACCTTGGCAGGCCAGCACCAGCGGCCGTCGAGTAAAAACTCGGAATCCGGAATTAGTCCGCGAGCGGCGGCGTCGAGCAAGATAATATTTTTTATCCTGTCTAGGAATTTCCCTTCCAGCAACCCACGCCAGCGCAAGAACGTGCGCTCTGCCATTGCCGCTTCCATGCGAGCCATTGGCCCCGACTTATCGGCGTCGAATGCGAAGCCGTAGGGCAGGCCAACTGCCATGCAGATATGAGCTTGGATGAGTCGGATAAATTCTCCGAATGCACCGGTCGGACGATCCGACTTGAACATTTCCATTTTCTCGCCGGCAGTTAAATAGTTGACCGTGCCGGGGTCGAGAGACTGCAAGCGTGCGACCTGCCCTTGATCGTTCGAGTTGCCCCGTGCAAAGTAATCGCCAGCGTCAGCGGCCCCACTCTCGGTGGTGATGACGCCGGACTGATACGAAGCGTATTTTATCGCTTGCACTTCGGCTTTTATGGCTTCTTGCAGATCGCGAGTTGCGTTCAGCGCAGTAGCGAAAGCAGAGCGCCCACGGTATTCGTCAAGTCTTGCCGCATCGAAAAGGTGGATAAACTCTTTTGCAACAATATCAACAGGAGAAATATACTGGTTATTGATAGTACGCGTGAAAATAGTGTATGAAACGGGTCTTCCATAATCGTCTACGTTAATGCCGCCGATATATTTGTCGGTATCTGTTCTGTCGTAAGGCGATCCGATGCGGTCGGCTTCGACGCTTTGCAATTTTAAATCTTCACCGTCTCTAACAATTATGAATCCGCAATCTCCATCGCGCAGAATAGCCGTTACAGCAAGCTGCAAAAGCGTTGTGAAGTTGTGACGGCCTAGGAAGTCGCACTCGTTACACCACCGTTGCCAATACTTTTCGATCTTGGTATCGACTTCATGATCTCCTGTGCGGGCCTGATAGGCGATGCGCCCCGAAACGTAGGTTGCAAATTTGAGAAGCAACGAACGAACTGGCGGAAAGTTGTCTGCGAGATCACGAGCGGCTCGGATGAGCGAAAGTCTTTCGCGTGTTCCTGCCGTGTCTTCACCGCCGGACACCCCGCGCGAGATCCCGCGCTTTTCGCTCGTCAATGCTGAGTCGAAGCGTCCGAAATTGCGGAGCTTCGCTTGGTTGACCATGCGATCCAGCGCGGCCTTGGGCGCAACAAGAGAAAGGGCTTTGGTGATGATGTCTTGCATTATGGGCGCTGTGTTGGGAACGTCGGCGTGAACCTTCTTATACGCGATCCGCTGGCGTTGTCAATAGCGGCTTGCAGTTCCTTTATTGTTTGCGCGACCTCGGCAAGATTAGCGCGAGTGAATGAGCGCCCTGCGATGCTATACGACGCGCCGGCAACGGCTATTGCCTTGAGGCAAGCCGTGAAATCGCCCTGCAATTCTTGCAGAGTTGCAAGCGGCAGGCCAAAAAATGATTTGTTCATCGCCATTTAAATGTTGGCGATGTCAAAAAATGCAGAAGCCAATTCCCTTTCAAGAATTGGCTTCGCGTCCGATTCGCCGAAGCTTTTCGGAGTTGAAAAGAACCCTACGCCTAGGCGTCCCTAAGCTTCATCTGTTAGTTCAGAATGTCTGTTGCGCATGGCAAGCCAGCCAGATGGCGTGACGGGAAGTGTCTGGGAAGATATGTCAAAAGAAAACCTAACTCTCCGCGCCTATCGGCAGAACGCCAGCGAGCATCGCGGACGCAAGCGCGATGCACTCGCAGTCCCAAAGATGGTTGGGCCTGCCGCCGATGCGCACCCATCGCTGCTCGACTTGTTTGGTCTTGGAGTTCGTGACATCTTTCTTCATCTCGCTCAACATCTGTTTTCTGTAGTCTTCGGACACGTCCCGCGCGACTTCCCACTTCGGCGTTGCGTCAGCCTGGCGAAGTGAAGCCAACTTATCTTTTATGCCTTCGTTCGAGAAAAAGAAATAAGCGCACTTCAGTCCATCACTTCCGGCTTGCGCTCCTTCGATCTTTGAGACGAAACGGCGCGTCCTTCTGCCGCCGTCGATATGATAAAAGCCGTCCTGTCCTGAACCGTGCGAAGCCGTCCACCCACGCCTAGCGCATTGCTCGTAAACGAGCGGAGTGTCGTAGCCTGCATCCACGACAACGCACCGCGGCACTACGTCGAACTGTTGCTGGATGGCGTCTAGCGTTTCCCAAGTCAGCGGGCGCGACTCGTGCAAGAGCATAGACGAGCCATCGACGCGGAAGGCGCGGACGATGCACCAGAAGTGATCGCGTTGTTTATCGACGCACATAAAGCGTCTGTGCTCTCCGTCGATCTTTTGCCCTTCCAAGTATTCTGCCTTCGCGTAGTCGCCGGTCGTGATCTCCGGTAAGTCGCTCGTCACTTCGTCCTGCCAAGTCTGAGCCTTGCGCTTTTGGATAAATTGTTTGAGCGGTTCTAGGTTACCGCTCGACTTGGCCTCGTTCGCTTCGATCCACTCTTTGACGATAGAAAACCACGGAATCCACCAGACGGCGTAAGCTGGATACTCAAACGAGCGGTGACCTCGCACCGGATGTGGGTTAAGTGCGCGATACGTTGCATTGTTTGCAAGGTTGCGTCGAGTGCTTGCATCGTCTTTGTATCGCGTTTCGCAATGCTCGCACTTCATACGAACGGAATCCTGCACTTTATCCCACAGAATGCCGCCCTTGTCGTCGCGCTCGGTCGTGTATTCGATCTGATCGAATAGGTATCTCTGCCAGTTCCCACAATGGGAACAACTCCATCCCCAGACTTCTCGCGTGCCGCTGTCCCATTCAGCGTCTGCTTCGTGCCCAGCGTCCCATCCCTGCGAGACCAAGAGCGTTTTGCGGTTCCATCTGTCGTGATGTCTCGCCTTGAGTTCCTTGATCATGCCGCTTTTCCATCTCCAAACCTCGTCACCGATGCAATAGCGCATGGATTTTTCTTGTAAGTTCGTCATGTTCGCCCCGCCGGCAAAGAGAACCATGTGCGGAAATAGGATCGTGGTCTTGCGCAAGGCGTGCCGGTCTTCTGGGAACAGGTCGCGAACAGGCTTGCATTCGTTAAAGATCGGAAGCAGGCGCGACTCCGTCCAATCTTTGACCATGTCATCAGTCTGTCCCACGAACAATGTCGGCCCAGGCTTCTGCGCGACAATGAAACAGGCTAGCGTTTCCATCATTGTCGTCTTGCCTCCTCCGGTCGGTGCGCGAAGAAATACCTGCGTGGTCTCGTCATCACTTGCCGCAAGCAGCGGCGCGTTGAGCCACGGCGCAACCGAAGGATCAAAGCGCGAAGCGCGATCCGAGTTAGGAAAGCTAACGTGATCGCTTGCCCAGTCGAGTATCGTGCCGTCGAACGCGAGCTTGATGCCGTCTCGGATGCCTTGTGCGAGTGGGTTCATCGCATTCCAAAAATTTGCTTGAGCGCGTCGAGATTCCCTGACGGCGGTTGTTTAGAAGTAGGCTCCTCTTCTCCGTCATACATTGCAATTTCCCATGTAGTTTCAAACATCTTCCGCAGTCCGGCAGCGGACATCGTCACGTTGCCTTCGCCGTCGAATGAAGGATTGCGTTTTGAGTAAATTTTCCAGAGTTCTTGCTTAGTCATAATTTCTGCACAGCTTAAACATCTTCTCGATAGCGGCTCGGACGTGTTGCCATTCTTCGGGGTCGAAGCGTAGCTTTTGATCGTCTTGGCTAATCTCCAAGAACTCCCCAGCGGCCTCGTCAACGATCTCGATCTCGGTGACGCTGTCGTCAAATATTTGTTGGTTTTTTACTCCGACTATCATTTTTGTTGTTCGTGTTTCGTAGTTCATACCTTTTCTAATTCGTTGCGGATCTCGGCAAGGATCGCTTGCGTGCGCTCGTGCAACTTCTTTCTCAAGCTCGCTTCGTCGAGTCCAGCCAACGCGCCCGATGCGTCATTGACCAAGGCCGCGAGCTTGGCGCTGAATATAGCGCCGATGCGGATGCCAGCTTCGCGGACTACGGCGTTTTTGATGTATTCCCCGCGATCAACCGAAAGCGCAAACTCGATCTTCTCGCATTCCAGTAATGTCTTCCGCAGCTTCGCCTGCTGGATGTTCTCCGGTGCGGTGTCGCCTCGCCCATGCGTTTCAAGCCAGTTCTTCCGCCACTCCGTAGCGGCCTCGATGCTGGTCATAGGCATTCCCTGCTTGACCATCTTGTGAATGTTGGGTTGCGTCATGCCCCATGCCGCCGCAAGTTCTGCCTGCGTCAACCCCTTGCCGTCCCGCTTTGCCGCAAATTCTGCCGCGATCTTCGACTCTCGCGCCGTCAGCGTCTTGCCATCCTTCAGTTTTTGCAGGATGTTCTTAAACTCGGCTTCGCGGATCTTCCCTTGGAGATCGGATGCGGGTTGCGGCGGTGGAGTTTTCTTTGGCATTACAATTTGCGCGGTTCTTTGCCGGTGGCGTCGGCCCATCTCTGGATCGCAACGGCGACATAGGCGGGACTGATCTCGATGGCGCGGCATTTGCGGCCTGTATTTTCTGCCCCCATTAAAGTTGACCCACTGCCTCCGAAAGGCTCCACGCATATTCCGCCCTTGGGCAAACTTGAAAGCATAACGCGCTTCATCATCTCGACGGGTTTCGGTGTGGCGTGGCCGTGGCGCTCGTCGCCTGTGACAGAAGCGAAATCCCAAACATCAGCCATCGTCTCGTGCGTGTTGTCGAAATGTGCGCGGGTGGCGTAAAACTCCCGCTTGAGTTCGTCGTGCTCCCGCTTGAGTTCGTCGTGCTCCCGCTTGAATGCTTTGCCTTTTGCCGCTTTCTGAATGGCCTTGTAATCGATCTCGGTTGGGAAACACCATTGAGATGTCGCCCAGTAATGCGTGTGGTAAGTGCTTGTGACTTTTAAGATGTCCGCGTTTGTAAGGCCGCTTTTTTCCTTTTCAGCAACAAGATATGACCTTATCGGGTCCCATCCTTCCCAGTAGTTTTCGGCGTTGTTGTTGAATCCCTGCTCGCCCAGCATAAAGAAAAGGCACCGCTCGGTGCCTGTGGGGAACATCCGGTGCGTTGGGGACTCCATTCCTTGGGCGGTGTTTTTTCTCCAGACAATCTCATTCCGAAAAGTAAGGCGTTCCGATTTTGCCAATCCACCGACATACCAGAGCCGCCACAAGTCCTCGGCATTGCCCCAGATGTAGGTGCTGCCGTTGTTTTCGGTGTGTGGCCGAATCGCTCGCCACCATTCCATTTGGAAGGCGTCGAGGTTTTCGCGGTAAAGGTTGTCATTTTCCACCCCGTCTTTTTCTTTGCCCATGCCGTAGGGCGGGTCGGCGTGGATGAGCTTTGCCTTCTCCCCACCCATGAGCTTCGCCACATGCTCTGGGATCGTGCTGTCCCCGCACAGCAACCGATGGTCGCCAAGCTCCCAAAGTTGCCCCGGCTCGACGCCCCACTTGGCGCGAAGTTCTTCGGCCTTGTCGATCTGGGGTTCGGCGTCGACGTCGCTCTTTGGTTCTTCCTTTTCTTCCTCGAAATCAATTTCTCCGAAATTAAAATCATCAACGCTAATTTCTTTTAGCTCTCCCCAGTCGATGTCTTTGATTTCAAGTTTTAGCAACTCCTCATCCCACCCGCCGCCCAACTCAGCCAGTCGGTTATCTGCAAGGATGTATGCCTTGCGCTGGTTGTCGGTAAGATGTCCGAGGCGGATGCAAGGGACGTCCTTGAGAACCAACTGCTGAGCGGCCATGACGCGACCGTGCCCGGCGATGATGCCGTTGTCTTTGTCGATGAGCACGGGATTGTTGAAACCAAACTCGCGGATGCTGCCGGCTAGTTTCGAGACCTGCGCGGCGTCATGTTTCTTCGCGTTTCGAGCGTAGGGGATCAGCTTCTCGGTGGGGATTTGTTCGATCTTCATGTGGTAATTTTATAACTCAAATTTTTTGGATTATTCATAAGGGAGTGAAGAGAGTATGTTAACC